ACTCATCGAGCCGCGTGATCTGCGATACGAGACACTCGTGGCACGCCTCAGAATCCTACGCTGCGCATAGTTCACAATCCACAGTTTGGGAGGTTGAGCAATGCTCAAGAATGTCACAGTATTGAGGAAGGAGCGTGCGGCCGCGCTTGATGCGGCAAAGGCGATCCAAGACCTTTGCACCAAGGAAAAACGCGATGGCACGATGGATGAAATCGTCGCTCTGACAGCGCATCTTGACAGAATTGATGCGCTGGACAGCGAGATCGCTGAACAGGAGAATCTCCAGGCCCGGATGAGCCGGGCGGTTGGGGCCGACGACGAAACGACGAAGCACGCTGCGTTCGAGGGAGCCAGAGCGCACAACCGCGCCGAGGACGAGCCGTTCCGCAACCTCGGGGATATGCTGATCTGCGTTCGCAACGCTGCGGTGAGTCCGGCTTCGACGGATCCCCGGCTTCTTCGCGCCGCGCTCGGGGCGAACGAGCTGATCGGTGATGCGGGAGGTTTTCTGGTCGGCAAGGACGTATCGGGGAAGCTGCTGGAAGAGATGCACGAGGTAGGCATCCTCGCACGGCTTTGCGATGAAATTCCGATCTCATCGAACTCCAACGCGGTGACGATCAACGGCGTGGACGAGACGAGCCGCGCGGACGGTTCCCGCGGTGGCGGAGTCCAGGCCTACTGGGCCGATGAAGCTGGCACTACAACGGCGACGAAGCCGAAATTCCGGCAGATGGAATTGAAGCTCAAGAAGCTGTTCGCGCTTTACTACGCCACCGACGAGGTCATTCAGGACGCGGCGGCGCTTGCGGCTCACGCGCAACGGGCCTTCGCCGAGGAGATGAGCTTCAAGGTGGACGACGCGATCTACCGGGGCACCGGGGCCGGCCAGCCGCTCGGGGTTCTCAACTCGCCCGTCGTGGTCACTGTGAACAAGGAGACCGGCCAGGCCGCCGACACCGTGGTATTCGAGAACATCGTCAAGATGTACGCCCGGATGCCCGCGCGGTCGAAGATGCGCGCCTCCTGGTTCATCAACGACGATGTGTTTCCACAGCTTCAGCTCATGCAGCTTCCGGGAGGCACGGCCACCACTCCGGTCTGGCTCCCGCCGAACGGCGCGGCATCCGCTCCGTTCGGGTCCCTGATGGGGCGGCCGATCATACCGATTGAGCACGCGGCGACGATCGGGGATCTCGGCGACATCATGTTTGCCGACTTCTCGCAGTACAGCCTTGCAACGAAGGGCGGCCTGCAGCAGGCGTCGAGCATCCATGTTCAATTCCTCACGGGAGAGCAGGTGTTCCGCTTCACGCTGCGTATTGACGGGCAGCCGTCACGCAGCACGCCGCTTACCCCCTACAAAGGGTCGGCCACGCTCAGCCCGTTCGTGATTCTGCAAGCGCGGTAAAGGACCGCAGAAGGAGAAAAGACAATGCTAGTAATGCAGGAACTTCATGCGGTAAAGGGGCTGGACCCTGTAGCCGATGCTTTCGACGGGACGGTGTACTCCGACGTCGTGAACATGGAGGGGCATCACAATTGCCTCTTTACGATTCACTGCGGCGTCGGCGCTACCGGAAAATCCACGTTCACGGTTCAGGCTTGTGACGATGTCGTGCCGACGAATCGCTCGGCGATTCCGTTCCACTACCGGGAGACGCTTACCGGAGATACTCCCGGAGCAGTGACGGCTGCCGCCGCTACGGGGTTTGAGTCCACGGCGGGGAGCTCGAAGATCATCGAGATCGAGATCGAGAGCAACGCGCTTGCCGCAAGCGGCTTCGGCTACGTCCAGGTGAAGGCCGTTGAAAGCGTGAACTCGCCCGTTCTCGGCGGGATTCTGGTTCAGCTTTTCAACCCGCGCTACGCCAAGGGTGTTGCCGATTCCGCCATTGTGTAAGGAGCAGGCGGACGCAGACGCGCCACGCCGGGCGCATCGAAATTAACCGGCGTGGCGCGTCTTGCGCAAAATGAGAAAGGAGAATGGCAATGCCAATTGCAAATGTGGGCGCGAAATGGAACGCTGGCGTTCTCGAGTTCTTTGACGTTGCGACCGGGAACATAATCGGCTACATGCCTGAGCGAGCCTTGGTGACGTTCAACGTCCCGGCTGGCGCAACGGCCGCGGACTACGACGGCGTGATCCCGATTCCGTACGCCTGGGAAGTTGTGTCCGTCCGGGAGCGGCACGCTACGGCCGGCTCGGATGGCGGCGCGGTTACCCTGATGGTCGTCAAAGTCCCGTCCGGGACCGCAAAGGCGAGCGGTACAGACATGCTCTCCGCCGGGATCAACCTGAAGGGAACGGCGAATACGAACGCCTCCGGCTCGCTTCACGCCACGGCCGCCAATTATCAGGGCGATGCTGGAGACGGTATTGGTCTTGTGGCTTCCGGCACGCTGACCGCCGTTGATGGCGTTTCCGTCACGGTGGAGATCAAGAGGCGGTAACCATGATGCGGCTTCTCACTCCTGTTCTGCTGTTCCTCGTAGCCGCCATCGCCGACGCTCAGACGTTGCGCGTGCTGAACACCTACAAGGTGCTCTGCGACATGACGCTGAGCGCGGCGGTTGGCGGATGCACAGTGCAGCAGCCCGCGACGGGGTCCAAAACGGTGCGGTTTATCGAGGCCGTCGTCTACTGCTCGGTGGCGTGCGAGATTACGGCGAGCCGTGATGGGACGGCGGCCAGCTCGACATCAAGCGCGCCGGTGGCCCTGAACGCCGAAGCTCCTACGGCGACCACAACCGGATGGAAGTCGAGCAACGTTGGGGCCGGTACTGCTGTTAGCGCGCCGCTCGTTCTTGCCGCAGACGTTGTGGCGGTAATAGACATCTCCCGCCGTCAGATGACCGGGAACGGAACAGCGAAGAACTTCACTCTGAAAACAAACTCGATTACTGGCCGAGCCGTTATCGAGATGGTGTACGAGGAATGGTGAAACTGCTTCTAGCGTCTTTGCTTACTATTGCGCTTCAGGCGCAAGCGCCAAAGGTGACGCTCAACAACATTACGTCCGGCATTCCGGTCTGGAAGAAATACTCCGTAGTGGCGATCGCCGATACGGTGAACGGATGCGCTAATGCGAACGGCTGCTGGCAAGTGAACGGCGCTCTCGGCGCGAACAAAGCGGCTGGCTTGACACAGAGCATAGTCCTGTTTTCAAAGCCTGCTCGCGGGTTCGTCGATGGAGTTCGGATCAAGACGGCGGTTGCCTTTACGGGCACCACCTCGGCGACCGCAACTATCGGCACGGCGACGGATGACAACTTCTACACGACCGCGCTCTACAATCTCAAGACGGCTGTATCGGCGACGAATTTTAGCCCCGCCGATGGGATCGTCCAAGGCTTCGGCGGCACAACTGCGGCGGCGGAAGATGTCGTGCTCGCCATCATTACCACGGTGGAGAATATCGATCAGATCGCGGACGGGAGCGCGGTGGACGTATGGGTAAAGTCAGCCGTCCTTCCATAATTCCGCTCAAAGTCAAGCGCATTCTGAAGCGCACACGGAAGGTGCGTACGATGATGCTTGAGGACGGCGGGGCCACGCGCAACATGATGCAGCCGAAGGGGAGGAATTGTGTCCTGGCATCTATCCGTCCAAACGGCCCCAACGTTTGAGCCCGTCTCGCTGGACCTCATCCGGCAGCACTGCCGCATCGACGACTCCTACGACGATGCCTACCTGACAAGAATTCTCGACGTGGCCGTGGCTGCTATCGAAAAAGACACCAGCCATGTCCTCGCCACGACAACGTTCAACCAGTACATCGATCATTGGCCGGGTGTGGACTTCATTGAGCTGAAGCGCGTCCCGATAAACTCCGTAACCCATGTGAAATGGAAGGACACGGCGGGAACGCAGACCGCGCTCACTGTGACAACGGAATATCTCGCCGAGCTCGGCTCCGGCGATCCGGCATGGCCTGGGCGGATCGTTTTACCGTATTCGAAGAACTGGCCCACCGGGACGCTCTATCCCTCCGATCCCATCGAGATACGCTTTGTTGCTGGCTACGCCGCCGATGCCGCGAAACCGGACCCTCTTGTGCAGGCCGTCCTCATCATGTGCGGGCATCTGTACGAGAACCGTGAAGAGGTAGTAGTCACAGATAGCCAGACGTTCGCGGCGGAGGTCCCCCGGACCGTCAAGCGGCTTATCGCTCCCTACAAATTGAAGGTAATCGGATGAGGCGCGCCGGCGAGTTGAGGCACCGTATCACGATCCAGCAGATGACCGCCACGACGGACGCGAGCGGCAATAGAACCGAGGCATGGACGGAATTCTACACTTGCTCGGCGAAGATCGAGCCTCGGGGCGGAAGAGAGTTGTTCCAAGCCGACCGCGTGAGCGCGGATCTAACGCATGACGTCACGATCCGCTACAAGGCCGGAATCTTGCCGGCCATGCGGGTGCTCTACGCCGATCCGAAGAACGCGCTTACGGAGCGGCACTTCGAGATACGTGCCACGTTCGCTCATAAGGAAAGGCGCGAATGGCTAATGCTCATTTGCCGGGAGCTTGACTGATGGCGTTTAAGATCAGCGTTGCCGGGTTGACCGAGGCGCATCGCAAGTTCGCGCACCTGCGCGGTACGGCGGCGGGGAACGAAATGGAGGAAGTCCTATTGAGCGCCGCGAAGATCATAGCCTCGGAAGCCGAGCGCCTGGCCCCGCTTGGCCCAACCGGGAACCTCAAGAGGTCTTTCCGCGCGGCAAAATCGCGCGTCGCTAAAACATTTCTTCAGGCGTTTGCTTTCACCCTGCGGCCGCTTGCGCCTCATGCGCATCTGGTCGAGTTTGGCACGAAGCCGCATACGATCATGCCGAAAAAGGCGGGCGCGTTGTGGTTCGGGAAATACCCGGTGAGGAAGGTGGAGCATCCCGGCGCGCGCCCGGTTGTATTTTTCCGCGACGCCGTGCGGAACAAGCGCTCCGAGGTAAGGCGCGAGATAGAGAAAGCTCTCAAGAGGATGGTGGACAGTGCGGCTCGTTGAGGCAACCTTTCGCTATCTCTCAGGCGTTGCTGGCGTGACCACGCTCATTGGGAGCGGAACAAATTGCCGATTGTACGAGCTGACTATTCCTCAAGACCCCACGTTCCCGCTCGTCGTGATGGAGCAAGTCTCGGATGAAAGGCCGGATCAGTTCGACGGCCTGCCCACCATCGCTCAAAAGCATCTGGAATTCGTCTGCTACTCGCGCACGAACCAGACGGCCTCGGACGCTCTCGCGGATGCTATCTACGCGGCGCTGATGGGGAATGAGACTGCGTGGACGGCAGCGGCGGGGAGTTTGACGGTGAATAGTTGCCATTTCGTAGGCCGCACGTATGCCTACGAGTGGGACAATGAGACGGGAGACGGAAAACTGTACAGTACCACGATCACCTTCGCGGTGTATCATCAAATTTAAGGAGATGTCGCTATGGCTGTTCATGTCGGGAATCTAGGATCGGTAAAGATCGCCGCGAACACGGTCGCGGAGATCGACAAATGGAGCCTTTCGTTTGGCCCCAACATGGTCGCGTCGGAGTCATTCGGCGACACCTGGGAGGAGAAGACGGCGACCATTATGAAGTGGTCCGGATCGTTCTCCGGGCGCTTCGACAACTCGGACACCAACGGAGCAGTCGCGCTTCGTACCGCCGCGCTCAACGGGACCACGGTGGCTTTGCGCCTGTATACCACCGCCTCCACGTACTACAGTGGGACGGCGTTCATCGAGATCACCAAGGAAGCGGAGGAGGCGGGGCTGATTACGTTCTCCGCGTCATTCACCGGGAGCGGAGCGCTCAGCTACACGTAAGGTCAACCATGAACAACACAGAGACGGAACTGGCCGCGGCAATGGACCGGCTCTCCGGCGCCCTGGAACTCATGCGCACGAGCGGCGAGGTTGTCGGCGATGAAACGCTCGACCGCCTCGCTTATATTCTCGAAGAAGCGCTCGCACGCCTCAACGCACCTCGTCAATTAGTGGCTGAAAGCAACGAGGTTCAGCCAACGCCGATAGATGAAGCCGTCAAGTGGGCAACTGGAGAAGAGGAGAATTAGGCCATGGCTGTAATGGTTGGCCGCGCCGCGGATATTCACATGGCCGTGGGAAGCGGGACTGGCATGACGGCGGAGGCGTGCTCTCTTGTCAGCGGGACGACGTACCAGATCAACAACACAGCGAAGCGCTTCTGGGACCCTACGGCGACGTGGATCGTCTACGACGGCGGCGTGCCTGTCGCCGCAAGCGGCTATGAGCTTGTCTACGGCACGGGGAAGATCGTTCTAAAGACCGCGCCCGGAGGGGCTGTAACCGTGACGGGCGCGTATCTGTCTCCGAGTCAAGTAGCGCAAGCCTTCAAGTGGACGCTCACATTTGGCCCAAACCTCATCGACTCGCACACATTCGGCGACACGTGGGAGGAGAAAACGGCGGCGCTGAAAAAAGGAACATGCTCGTTTGAGCGGTTCTACAACGACAACTATTTTCACACCAACGCTTCCTCGATCTTTCTGCTCGTGCTCTACATGGATCAGGCGGCTGGGCCGCGCTATGTCGCCGTGGGTTATCTCGATGCGGCCAGCATTGAGGCGGAAGAACAAGGACTGATAAAGGAGTCGCCCTCATTCCAGATATCGGGATGGGTGGACTACGCTGCAACATGACCACACTGCAAACGATTCTTGAGACGAATGACCTTCAAGAAAGGCGCATCACGGTTCCAGAGTGGGGGGGCGTCGAGATACTTCTCCGCGCACTCAGCACGGCGCAGGTGCGCGCGCTTCGGAAGGAATCCGCTGGAGCCGATGGTAAGATTGACGAACTTCTGCTCACGGTTCACATCATCATTGCCTGCGCGTATGATTCCGGCACCGGGGAGCCTTTGTTCCAGCGCACGCACCGTGACGCGCTGATGGGCAAAGCCCCGAAGGTGATCGAGCGCATTTCGACGGAGGTTATGCGGCTTTCCGGCTTGTCGGCCGACGCTGCCGAGGTAGCGGAAAAAAACTAAAGGAGGACGCGGAATTGCTCATCCTGCACCGTCTTGCATGGCAATTCGGCGTCCCGAGCGTTCCTGAACTCGCGCGGATACTCACGTACCCCGACTTCCTGAACTGGGTCGCGTTCGTGAAAATATTGAACGATGAGCAAGAAAGGGCGATGAAAGCGTAAATGGGAGTCCTTGCAAACCTCATCGTCAAGATCGGCGCGGACGTTGGCTCATTCGATCGGGAAGTCGCAAAAGCGAGCAAGAAGGTAACCCAATTTGGCGCGGATCTCAGCAGGGTTGGTCAGACTCTGGCCATCGGCATCACGGCCCCGATGGTGGGAATGGCCGGCGTGGCGATCAAGTCAGCCGCCGATATTGAGGCTCTGAAGCTCGGGCTTGTCGCCGTAACCGGCAGCGCGGCCGAAGCTGGCAGGCAGTTCGAGCGGATGAAGGAAGTGGCGAAGCTGCCTGGTCTGGGTCTTCAGGAAGCCGTACGTGGCGCGATCAACCTTCAGGCCGTTGGCTTCGCTGCTGCGGAATCAGAGCGAATTCTATTACAGTTTGGCAACGCCCTTGCCAGCGTCGGGCGCGGGCGCGAGGACCTGGAGGAGGTGATCAGACAACTTGGGCAGATGGCGAGCCGCGGACAGGTTACCGCTGACAACCTCAAGCCGATCATGGAGCGCGTTCCGCAGGTGGCGACGATCATGCGGAAGGAGTTCGGCACCATCGATACCGAGGTTCTCCAAAAGATGGGGATCTCGGCCAAAACGTTCACCGATACGCTCATCAAGGGCCTTAGCGAGTTGCCGCGAGTCGCAGGCGGCTTGAAGAACGACCTGGAAAACCTGAAGGACTCGATGAGCCTTGCAATGGCCGAGATGGGCGCGGCGCTGGCTCCGTTTGCCAAGCAGTTTATCGACAACTTCGCTGTCCCGGCGATCCAGAAAACGAAGGAGCTTGCCGAGGCGTTTAAGCGCTTGCCAGAATCAACGCAAGCGACCGTTGTATCGATTGGAGCGATAACGGCTGCGGCCCCGCTGGCCATTCTAGCGCTCGGCAACCTCGTACAAAACATTCTTGTTCTTCGCTCCGTGGCCGCGACACCGTTTGGAGCTGCCGGTCTTGTGGTCGGGCTTGGCGCTGCGGCCATAGGCGCTCATGCGTTATCGAAGGAATTGGAGGAGTTACGTTTCCGCGCACAGTCTATGGCGGATACTGCTGCGGAGAAGTCCACGCGCTTCAATACGCACTTCAGAAAGATGGGGAGCAGCGCGAGGGATGTTGTTCTTGAGTTCGTTCGTACACTAGAACCGCTACCGAGCAAAATAGACCCGCCAACCAGCGCGATAAAGGGTCTGGGGGATGCGGTCGAGGTAGCAACGAATAAACTAAAGACACAGACCGCGCATGGGGCTATATTGACCGCCATGCTTTCGCAGATGCAGACGGCTTACAACTCCTCCGTTGAGGCGATCGCGCGGTTCAGGCTCGAAGGTCAAAAAGCGTTAGATTTTCTGCCCGATGAGCTGGCTAGAATAACTGAGGAATTGCATCGAACAGATGGGAAGCTCATCGACGTGCGTGACCGATTCCCGGAGTTAGTGTGGGTTTTGTTCCCCGCCCAGGACGCCTTCCGCAGGCTGCGCGAAGAGGCCGAAGGTTTGGACAAAATCACGAGAGAGATGGACGGGCGCAACATGGACCCGCTCTGGGACAGGACAAGACGCCAGACCAGAGCTACGCAGGAATCCACGAATGAATGGAAGAAGCTCGGCAACCAGGTTTCAACGGTCATGACGGACATGAGCCGTGGCATCGCCGATCTGATCTTCAAAGGCGGCAAATTCAAGGATATCTGGGTCGGTGTGTTAAAGGAAGTCGGCAAGGCTTTTGTGCGGTTCTTTATTGAGCAGGGAGTCAACGCTGCCATTAATGGGGTTCTGAAGTTGATCGGTTCCACTACGCGGCTCGCAACAATATTCGGCGGGGCGACTAAAGCTGCAAGTACAGTCGCTGAGACAGCGAGCACGGTGGCTACCGTTGGCAATACAGCGGCGAATGTTGGCGGAAAAGCCGCGCAGACCGCCGGTCAAGTTGCTGGAGCAGCGGCAAGTGGTGCAATGGGCATGGTCGGGGCTATCGCTGGTGTCGCCACGGCTGTGTCGTCCATCATCGGCAACTTCCAGATGGCGGGAATGAACAAGTCGTTGGACCTGATTGAGAAGGCTACGCGGTATTCAGAGAGCCATTTGCTGCAGATCGTCGAACGCGGCGTCAACCTCTTTCTGGCTACTCTTCCATCCATCGCGGAGTTGTCGAAGCAAAACCTCGACCAGCACGCCTGGAGAATTCATGATGTGTGGGAGCGCTTGGGCGAGGTCGTCATGCTGATGAAAGAGACTCGCTCACAGTCCAATGTCACGATAACGCTCGACGGGAAGGTCCTCGCCGAAGCCGTGGTGCGTCAATTACGATTGGCGGGAGCGTAGCTCGTGGCACTCGAGGTGCTGATCGGCGGCGTGACGCGGCAGCCGCTTGCCAACTCCCTAAACATCACGCTCCGCACCGATGGGCGCTCGACGTGCGAGTTTACCGTTGTTGGTGGGACACAGCCGGTTCCAGGCAAGGAGGTTTCAGTCTTCGTCGATGGCACTCGCGAGTTCGGCGGGACGCTGGAGGAGGTAAGGCGGTTTAACTTCGACAATGTGACGGCGGGCACCGTTGCCTATGGCTGCTCAGCGGCGTCCTGGGAGCAGCGCCTGGATCAGCGGAGAGTGATCCCGGCGACCAGCGTGTCGGAGCCAAGCACGACGTTCCGCTCATGGAGCGGGACATGCAACACGTCGGCGACTACCGTGACGTGGGTATCCGGCGATCTATTTGACAAGAACCTGATCGGGACAAAGATCGTCATCAACTCCGTGACCTATACGGTTGCCGGGGTGACAAGCACGACCAGCCTGACGCTGGCTACGAGCGCTGGCTCGCAATCAGGCGTTGCGTGGTCCTGGACGCCCACGGCGGGAAATATCGTCCGCTCCATCGCCACCAATTGGACGGACGGAGAAAACCTTATCTTCGATACGATCGAGGATGGCCCAACGCTCGACAAGCGCGTCTACAACTACGAGACTGTGAGCGAAATTCTGGATGAGCTCGCGGAGAGAGCCACGAAGGTGTGGTACTTGAGCCCGGAGCTCGAGCTTTTCTTCACGGATCGCGCAACAGTGGCAGCGCCGACGGATATCACGACGGCGAACGCTCTACGCGAGAACTGCGAAGTGCGAGCAACGCGCGAAAACAAGGTCAATCATTCCTGCCGCCGCATCTCGTGGGCTAGCTACCCGTTGACCACGAATACGTTCGTTGGCGACGGCAGTACGAAGGTGTGGTATCTGGAAACCGCCCCGCAGGGCATCGCCACGATTACGCATCATACGACCGAAGGAGTGCGGGAAAGCACGTTTGGCGTGCGTGGCGTAGACACAGGGAAGGACTTCTATTGGTCATACGGAGAGCGCAAGATCAGCCAGGACGCCTCGCTCTCCGTTGCCGTAACCGCGGCAACCGATGCGATTCCGATCGAGATAACGACGGCAAGCGCGCACGGCTTGGCGGACGGTCATCTCGTGAATATCGTAAACGTTCTTGGGAACACGGCCGCGAATGGCCTATGGCGGGTGACGGTCACCGGCGCATTGACGCTCAAGCTCGACGGATCGAACGGGAACGGTACGTATACGAGTGGCGGAACGCTGACGGCGAACGAAGCGCCTGCCTCGACAGATGTACTTGGGATCGATTACCGCCGCGTCGGCGGCGACGTGATGGAGTACGTGGACAACGCGGCTATCACGGCCCAAGCGGCGGTAGAGGGAACCAGCGGGAAGTATCAGGGTCTTGAGGAAGTGAGCGACTTCTTTGGGCAGGTGGAAAGTCACGCCTACCAGGTCGCGCTTGTCGATCAGCTCAAGGCAGATCAAAGCTCGTTTGAGTTCACGACGGATGTGACGGGATACCGGGCCGGCCAATTGCTGACGGCCACAAACGCCACGCTCGGCCTCTCCTCAAGCCTGCTGCTCATAACCGACGTCACAGCCAGAGACATCGACGGGCAATTCCTGCGCTACCGCATCACGGCCGTGGACGGGACGCGGCATGGTTCCTGGGTGGACTACTTTCAGAACCTTGCGGCTGGCCGCGTAGTGCAGACGCCAACGGACGGCGGCTCTCTCGTGAGTGCCGGCTCTGGCGGCGGCGGAGCGGCGGGTGGCAGCACGGTCCACAACTCCTCATGGACACTGACAGCGGCAAGTACGGAGATCACAGGCCCAACCCCAACGGAAAACGAACTGCTCTATGTTAGAATAACCCAAGATGGCACTGGCGGGAGGCAGATAACATGGTCAACCTCATTCGCATCCGGCACGCCAGTGGACATCAACACAGAGGCCGGCGCCGTAACACTCTTTCATTTCGTCGCGCTCTCGGACTCAAAATGGCACTACGTCTCTCACCGTTGATGCTCGCGTGTCTCGCCTTCGGGCAGAGCAACCTTCTACCTCCGACGACGTTTCTCCCGAAAGCCGATGGATCGGCGGCAGGAGAGGCGCGGTGGCGCGAGAAGCCGGCCAATGGGACAAATTACGCCGGGTTTCGTGCCGCCAATGCTCTGGCGGGAAACGTCGTCTGGACGCTCCCTACGGCGGATGCCTCCGGGTGTCTGCAAAGCGACGGGGCGGGAGCGCTCAGCATCTCGGCCTGTGGCGGCAGCGGTCTGCCAGTGGCGGACACAACCGCAATAGTCAAGGGAAGCGCGGACGTGACAAAACTGCTCCGGTTCGAGGTAGATGGCTTCACTACGTCAACGACGCGCGTTCTGACGCCTCAGAATGCGGACTACACGATCGCGGGAACGAACTTAACCAACAACTTCTCCGTGGAACAGACTTCGACGGTTGGCTGGAAGGCAGCGCTCGCGTCCGATTTCGGTTATGTGGCAGCGAATAAAATAGAGATCCACAACATCAATAGCGGGACATTCTGGTACTTCACGATGGGCTCCACTACGAACATGGCTCTAAGGGACAACTCAGGCAATGTTTTTATGAGCTTCCAGACGGCCACTAGCCCGTTTTCCACCGTCATTAATTCCCACTTCAAGCCCAACACACACAATGCTGTCGATTTAGGGCAAGATGGCTCGTTGCGTTGGCGAAAGTTGTGGGTTGTTGATCTCGATCTGTCCGGCACTGTAACAT